ATGAGGTCACCTGACATTGAAATGGCAGTGCGGCTGTACTATGAAAAGCCCGAAATAACCAATGCGGATATCAAGGAGCTGTTCAGCACAGGTGAAACGCAGACTATCAAGATCAAGAAAGCTGTTAAGGAAGAAATGGAAAAGCGTGGTGTGAAGTCATGGATGCCACACTCGGTCAATACCGAGATAGCCTACGAGGTGTGGGGCATTGATATCGACAACTTCGAGAAAAGGCTTAAAAAACTCCGCACGCTTTACGGAAAGGACGTGAGAAAATGATAGCCGTACTAGAGATAATCAGATGTGCCGCAGCGGTAGCGCTCTTGGTGGTGCTTGCAATGTATGTAGCGTACAGGTGTTATGTAAGTGTAAAAGAAACTGCCTACGAGGAAGCAGAGGAGAGCATAAAGCGTGCGGTGAGAGAAGCAGGCAGACCCGTGGTCAAGGTCGAAGTTGAAATGAAAGGAAAGTGGTAATGAACATTGTAGGAATACTGCTGATAACAATAGCTGTGCTTGCAGGGATAGATGTAGTGATGTATCTTGTGCTGAGCGTGGTGGATAGACACTGGGGGAAACGTTTTGAAAATGAGGAGGATAAGAACAATGAAAGTTCTGATAGCCTGTGAGGAATCTCAAGAGGTCTGCAAAGCGTTCCGTGCGAAAGGACACGAAGCGTACAGCTGCGATATTCAGATGTGTTCAGGCGGTCACCCTGAATGGCATATATGCAATGATGTTTTGGATATTATCAATGGCAATACCGATTTCTTCACCTGTGACGGCAAGCAGCATACTGTTGAAACATGGGATATGATTATCGCACACCCACCGTGTACATGCCTGACCAACGTGGCTACACGCCACTATAGTTTGAAATGCACACCTGCTGAAAAGGTGGTCGAGCGTATGAAACACCGTGAAGAATCAATAGTATTTTTTATGCAGATTGTGTCGGCGAACGCACCAAAAATTGCAGTGGAAAACCCTATAGGGCGTATGAATACTGTATTCAGAAAGGCAGATCAAATAATTCACCCATATATGTTTTCAAACGGACCGGAAGACTCAGAACAGTTTGTCACAAAGGCGACGTGTTTATGGCTAAAGGGGCTGCCTGTCCTACGGCCAACATATACAGGGGACAAGCCTGATAATGGCAAGCTGTTTGGACGATATTCTAATGGTAAATCACGCACATGGGAAGAAACACGTCATTCTGGCAAAGATCGTGCTAAGGTAAGGAGCAAAACGTTTAAAGGTATTGCTTTTGCAATGGCTGAACAATGGGGAAAGATTGAGGAGGACGAAAACGATGATAGTGATGAGAGAGGTATTTAAGAGGGACAAGCCCCTTGACAACGGCAGTGGAGCGGTAAGCCTTTGCGTGTTCCATTCAAATGTCAATCCTGGCGAGTGCGGTGCACTGACAGTAACGCCAACGAAGGACTACTGTCGCAGATGTGCGTTCTACAAGACCCGTGAGGACTTCGACAGAGGGCTTGGCGATGCCGCGAGGTCGCTCCGTGAGAAAGGGATTGAACCTGTGAAGAAGATGGACTATGACGGCAAGCAGTATATGAGCGTACAGCCGATAAGGGAGGAAGAAGAATGCTGACGAGAGAAGAAACGATAAAGGCATTTGAATGCTGCTACATGACGTATAACTGCAAAGAATGTCCGCTTGACAAGCAAGGGAAATGCTACATCAGAAATTTCGGAAAGCCAGAGGTAAACAAAGCTGTCATGCACTACCTTAAAGAAAATGAGCCTGCACCTGCGGCAACAGGCACAAGCTCGGAGGTATCTGCAAAAGAAGATACCGATAACATACAATTTAATGGTAGCACAAAAGAGCAGATTTGTCAAGCATATGATACCGCAGACAAAGCCTGTACAGATATACTCGATATCTACGAAGGAATGCCGGCATGTGAGCGTAGAGCCTTTGATATCGGAGAAGTGTACGGAAAAATATGCAGCACAAGGGATAAGCTTGAAAATATGAGAGGAGAGAACTAAAATGTCAGTAAAAATAAACTCACTTGAATTTGAAAACGTAAAGAAGATAAAAGCCGTGCAGCTTGAGCCTGCAAAGAATGGGCTTACTGTTATCGGCGGTAAGAACAGGCAGGGCAAGACCTCTGTCCTTGACGCTATCGCTTGGGCGCTTGGCGGTGACAAGTATAAGCCGTCCTCTCCTCAGCGTGAGGGGTCTGTTGTCGAGCCGCACTTGAAGATCACCCTCGACAACGGAATTGTGGTGGAGCGTTCGGGCAAGAACAGCTCCCTCAAAGTCACCGACAGCACAGGCAAAAAAGGCGGTCAACAGCTTTTGAACAGCTTCGTTGAACAGTTCGCACTTGACCTGCCTAAGTTCATAAATCAGTCAAGCAAGGAAAAAGCTTCAACTCTGCTGAAAATAATAGGCGTGGGCGATACGCTCTATCAGTTGGAACATAAGGAACATTCCCTCTATGATCAGCGTACCGCTATCGGCAGGATAGCTGACCAGAAGTCTAAATTCGCTAAAGAAATGCCCGTGTATGCAAATGTCCCTGCCGAGCCTGTTTCGGCTTCGGAGCTTATCAGACAGCAGCAGGATATACTTGCTCGCAACGGCGAAAATCAGCGTAAGCGTGACCAGAAAGAATACTACGAAAAGCAGTTGGAGCTTGCTAAGTCCGCATATGAACGTGCAAAAGCAAGCTATGAAGCGGCAGTGAACAACTTCAAGCTTGCAAGCCTTGACGCACAAGACCTTGTGGACGAAAGCACGGCGGAGCTTGAAAAGAACATCTCAGATATCGAGGAACTGAACAAGAAGATAAGAGCAAACCTCGACAGGGAGAAAGCTGAGATAGACGCTGAGGACTACCGCTCACAGTATACATATCTCACTGAGCAGATAGAGGACGTAAGGCAGGCTAAAACTGACCTGCTGGGCAGTGCCGACCTGCCTCTTGAGGGGCTTTCAGTTGAGGACGGAGAGCTGCTGTATAATGGGCATAAGTGGGACAGTATAAGCGGAGCAGAACAGCTTATCGTCGCTACCTCTATCGTGAGAAAACTCAACCCTGACTGCGGCTTTGTCCTGCTGGACAAGCTTGAACAAATGGATACCGACACCCTTGATGACTTCGGCAAGTGGCTTGAAGCACAGGGCTTGCAGGCGATAGCCACAAGAGTTTCTACAGGTGACGAGTGCAGTATCATAATCGAGGACGGCAGGTCAATGGACAATGATAAGGAAGAAAACACGAAAACTTGGAAAGCAGGTGCATTTTAATGTATGAGATAACATCAGGAGTTGTAAGCTCCGCACAGAAAGTTGTGATATATGGTCCTGAGGGCATAGGCAAATCCACCTTTGCGGCTCAGTTCCCCGACCCTGTATTTATTGATACAGAGGGCAGTACAAAGAAGCTGAACATCAGACGTTTCCCTAAGCCAACAAGCTGGGAAATGCTCAAAAATGAGGTAAAGGAAGCTATGAACGGCAGGCTCTGCAAGACCCTTGTCATTGATACATTTGATTGGGCTGAACAGCTTTGCATTGAAATGATCTGCTCGGCTCATCAGAAGAAAGGCATTGAAGATTTCGGCTACGGCAATGGCTATGTTTACGAAAAAGAGGAGATAGGCAAGTTTCTTAATCTCTTGCAGGAGGTAGTTGACAGCGGTATCAACGTTGTGCTTACGGCTCACGCTCAGATGAGAAAGTTTGAACAGCCTGACGAGCTGGGCGCTTATGACCGTTGGGAACTGAAACTCGGCAAGAAAACTTCTTCTCAGATATCGCCTCTTGTGAAAGAATGGGCTGATATGGTGCTGTTTGCAAACTACAAAACATATGCAGTAGCTGTGGATAAGGACGGCAAGAAGTTCAAGGCTCAGGGCGGCGACCGTGTTATGTACACCACACATCACCCTTGCTGGGACGCTAAAAATCGTGACGGACTTCCGCCTGAAATGCCCTTTGAATACAGCGGCATAGCGTACCTGTTCGCAGACGTAAAGTCTGCCCCTGCCGTACAGCCGAAAGCAGCACCGCAGCCCCCTCATAAGACATCAAACGCAGTGACATTGCAGCAGGCTCAGCCGACAGCTGCACCAAAGGCAGAAGAACCCCTTACTGATCTCAGCGGCTTTGAGGACGTTGCACCACCGCCAATCGTTATCCCTGATGGCATACCGAAAGCACTTGCGGACCTTATGAGAGCCAACAACGTAAGCGAATCGGATATACGTCTTGTGGTATCTCAGAGAAACTATTTCCCTTATGATACCCCTATCACAAACTATCCTGACGACTTCGTACAGGGCTGTCTGATAGGTGCTTGGGAGCAAATGCTGCCGCTTATCAGAGAAAATCAGAAAGTACCATTTTAAAAGGAGGACAACACTATGGATAATTTTATGGAATACGGCTGGGAGGATGAGATAGTCAACGAGGGTGGGGACTTTGTTCTGCTCCCTGAGGGGGATTATGACTTCACCGTTGCAAAGTACGAACGTGCAAGGCACGAGGGGTCGGCGAAAGTGCCGCCCTGCAATATGGCAAAGGTCACATTCACCATTTGGGGTGCAGAGGACAGCGTGGAGATAACAGAGAACTTCTTCCTCTGCAATAAGTTTGAGTGGAAGCTCTCAGCACTTTTCTTGGCACTGGGACTTAAAAAGCACGGTGAACCGCTGAAAATGAACTGGAACGCTATCACAGGCAAAAAGGGCAAGTGTCACGTCTACGTTGACAACTACAAGAACAAGGACGGCGAGGACAGGCAGTCCAACAAGATAAAGAAACTCTACGCCTATGACGAGAATGTGACTACCGTTCAGCCTACTCAGATGCAGACGCCACAGTATAGCCAGCCTGCTCAGACAGGTGGCTGGAAAGCCGGTGCGTTCTGATGATGAATTTAAGACCATATCAAAACGAGGCTAAGCTTGCTATACTCGAACAATGGTCTGAGGGAATAAATAAAGTCCTTGCAGTTCTGCCCACAGGAACGGGAAAGACAATACTTTTCTCGGCTGTTACGGAAGAATGTGTGCGGCAGGGTAAGCGTGTGCTTATCCTTGCCCACAGGGGCGAGCTGCTCGACCAGGCGGCGGACAAGCTTATGAAGTCAACAGGGCTTGGCTGTGCCACCGAGAAAGCAGAGCAAAGCTGTTTAGGTTCTTGGTATCGTGTAGTAGTAGGCTCAGTTCAGACCCTTATGCGTGAGAAAAGGCTCAAAGGCTTTTCGGAAAATTACTTCGATACCATAATAATTGACGAGGCTCATCACGCTATCTCAGACGGATATCAGAGAGTGCTTGACCATTTTCCTGAGGCTCAGGTGCTTGGGGTGACGGCTACACCTGACAGGGGCGATATGAAGAACTTAGGCTCGGTGTTCGACAGTCTTGCATATGAATACACCCTGCCGCAGGCTATCAAAGAGGGCTATCTTTCACCTATCAAGGCTATCACCATACCGCTGAAACTTGACCTTTCAGGAGTATCAACTCAGGCAGGAGATTTCAAGGCAAGTGATATCGACACGGCACTTGACCCTTATCTTTATCAGATAGCTGATGAAATGCTCAAATACTGCAAGGAGCGCAAGACAGTTGTGTTCCTGCCGCTTGTCAAGACCTCTCAGAAGTTCCGTGATATCCTTATCAGCAAAGGGTTCAACGCCGCTGAAGTCAACGGAGAAAGCACAGACAGAGCGGAGATACTTGAAGCTTTCGACAAGGGCGAATACAACGTGCTGTGCAACTCAATGCTCCTCACAGAGGGCTGGGACTGTCCGTCAGTTGACTGCGTTATCGTGTTAAGACCAACAAAAGTGCGTGGGCTTTACTGTCAAATGGTAGGCAGAGGCACAAGACTTTGCGAGGGAAAGACAGAGCTTTTACTGCTCGACTTTCTGTGGCACACAGAACGCCACGAGCTTTGCAGACCTGCACACCTTATCTGTCAGAATGAAGAGGTCGCTGAGAAAATGACCGAAAACCTTGCCAATGAGGCAGGCTGTGCAGTGGATATCGAAGAGGCAGAAAAACAGGCAAGCGAGGACGTTGTGGCACAGCGTGAAGAGTCTTTGGCAAAGCAGCTCAAAGAAATGAAAACACGCAAGCGAAAGCTCGTTGACCCTTTGCAGTATGAAATGTCCATACAGGCTGAGGACTTGTCCTCATATGTTCCTGCTTTTGGCTGGGAGTGTGCTCCTGCTACTGACAAGCAGAAAGCAAAGCTTGAAAAGCTGGGCATTTTCCCTGATGATATAGACAACGCAGGCAAGGCAAAGCTTATCCTTGACCGCCTTGAAAAGCGCCGCAATGCAGGACTTACCACACCAAAGCAAATAAGGCTGCTTGAAAGCAAGGGCTTTGAACACGTTGGCTCTTGGAGCTTTGACAGTGCAAGCAAGATGATAGCTCGTATCTCTGCCAATGGCTGGAGAGTGCCAAGAGATATCGACCCGAAAACATACACACCTGAGAACTAAGGAGAAGTGAATGGATAACACAAATTTGCTTAAAATGCTTGAATACATAGACCCTGCAAGCTGTGATTATCAGGAATGGGTCAACGTGGGAATGGCTCTCAAGCACGAGGGCTATTCCGTGAACGATTGGGACAGTTGGTCGAGGTCAGACAGCCGTTATCACAGCGGTGAGTGTGAACACAAGTGGCAAGGCTTTAACGGCAATGCTCAGCCCGTGACCGCAGGAACTATCGTGCAAATGGCAAAGGAAAGAGGATACAGCCCCCATGAGTTTAAGGCATACGATTGGGACGGCGAGATAGTTGCAGAAGAAAGCAGCCCCCTTGTAAACGGCGGTGAGGGCATACCGATCACCGAGCCTGCTCAATGGGACCCTGTCAAGGAGATAGTCACATATCTTGAAACACTCTTTGAAGCAGGAGAGAACGTGGGCTATGTTACGCAAACGTGGGAAACAGAAAAGGACGGCAAGACCAAGTATCTGCCAACAAAGGGCTGCTGTGACAGGACGGCAGGGGAACTTATCAAGAGGCTTGGCGAATGTAACGGCGACATTGGTGCGGTGTTTGGCGACTACAAGGAAGAAGCCGGAGCGTGGATCCGCTTCAATCCTCTTGACGGCAAGGGCGTAAAGAACGAGAATGTAACAGACTACCGCTATGCTCTTGTTGAAAGCGACAGTATGCCTATAGAACAGCAGAATGCTGTGATGAGAGAGCTTGAACTTCCTATCGCTGTGCTTGTATACAGCGGTGGAAAGAGCGTTCACGCTATCGTCAAGGTAGACGCTCCAAACTATGATGAATACCGCAGGCGTGTTGATTTTCTTTACAAGGTCTGCAAAGAGAGCGGTCTTGACATAGATAAACAAAACCGCAATCCCTCACGTCTTAGCCGTATGCCTGGTGTGATGAGGAACGGCAAGAAACAGTTCATCATTGACAAGAACATAGGCAAAGAAAGCTTTTCGGAATGGAAAGATTACATAGAAAGTATCAATGATGATCTCCCCGACCCTGAGAGCCTGAGTGCTGAGTGGGATAACCTGCCTGAGCTTGCACCGCCACTTATTGACGGTGTTCTCAGACAGGGTCACAAAATGCTCATTGCAGGTCCGTCAAAGGCAGGCAAGTCTTATGCACTTATCGAAATGTGCGTGGCGATAGCTGAGGGGGTAAAGTGGTTTGGCTGGCAATGCACCAAAGGAAAAATACTATACGTCAACCTGGAGCTTGACAGAGCATCTTGTCTGCACCGTTTCAAGGACGTGTACACCGCAATGCACTTAGAGCCTGATAACCTCAACAGCATAGACATATGGAACCTGCGAGGTCACAGCGTACCAATGGACAAGCTTGCACCAAAGCTTATACGCCGAGCAAGCAAGAAGAATTACATTGCCGTGATAATAGACCCTATCTACAAGGTCATAACAGGCGATGAGAACTCAGCAGACCAAATGGCACACTTTTGCAACCAGTTTGACAAGGTATGCACAGAGCTTGGCTGTGCGGTCATATACTGCCACCACCACTCAAAGGGAGCGCAGGGCGGTAAGCGTTCAATGGACAGAGCCAGCGGTTCAGGAGTATTCGCCCGTGACCCTGACGCACTTCTTGACCTTTCAGAGCTTGACATCTCAGACAGCCTTTACAAACAGCAGGAGGACGAAACTGTTTGCCGTATCTGCGAGAACTGGATGAGGAGATTTTACAGAAATACTGATGACCTTTGTTCACAGGACGATCTTGTTACGCCGTCAAAAATGCTTGAGATAACACACAAGTACCTGCACCCGAACTCGTACAAGCTTATGATGGCCGATATAGACAAGGCTAAGCTTGCAGTAAGAAACCGCACGGCATGGCGTATAGAGGGCACGCTGAGAGAGTTCCCGAAATTTGCTCCCCTCAATATGTGGTTTGATTATCCTGTTCACAGAGAGGATACCGTGGGCGTGCTTAAAGACTGCGAGGTAGAGGACATCACACCGAATTGGAAGAAGAATTTCAGCAAGAAGAAAACCAATGAAGACCGCAGCAAGGAGCGCAAGGAGAGCATTGAAACAGCTTTCAGCGGTGTGCAGGAGAACGGTAAGTGCCGCATTTCTGAGCTGGCGGAGTACATAGGAAAGAGCGAAAAGACCGTTGTAAGATACCTCAAAGAGCATGGTGGCTTTTGGATAGAAGAAGGAGAATGTGGCTTAAAAGCTCAGTAGACAGACAAGACAAAATCGAATTTTTGAACTTTAGACAGACAGGAAAAAAACGAGAAAGTGTCAGGACAAAATCGAGCTTTTTACTTGTCGGACAATATCGAAAATCACCGAGTTTGTCGGTCGGACAGACAAATCTATTATTATAAACAATACTTTTTGTCGGGGGCTTAAACTCGCCCCGACAAAAAAGTAGTTTGAATAATGACGCGCGAGGAGGAACACACGCAGATGAGAGCAACAAGAAGTAAGGCAAGGCAAGACGTTGTTAATGCAGCTAAGAAAATGCCACCGCTTTTTCATAAGCTGCCTAATGAAGATTTCGACTATCGAAAATCACGCACGCTTTGGTGGCTCGTGAAACAGCCGCAGGTACTCAAATACATTTGGGATATGGTCAAACAGTCGGGAGCATTGGTGTATGATGACAAGTCACACAAGTGGCACGGAGTAGATTTCAAATGCGAGGAGGAAGATGATGACTGAATTTTTTATGGCAATGATACCGCCGACAGCTACAGCGCAGGAACACAAGGTGACAGTAAGAAATGGCAAGCCGATATTTTATGACCCACCCGATGTCAAGGCGGCAAAAGAAAAGCTCACGGCAAACCTAGCAAGGCACAGACCGCCTGAGAAGTACATCTGTGGGATAAGGCTGATAACAAAGTGGCTGTTTCCAAATGACGGCAAACACAAGGACGGAGAGTACAAGACCAGCAAGCCCGACACAGACAACCTGCAGAAGATGTTCAAGGACTGTATGACAAAGCTTGATTTCTGGACAGACGACCAGCTTGTGGCGAGTGAGATATGCGAAAAGTTCTGGGCGGACATACCCGGCATTTATGTGAGGATAGAGGAGCTATGACGATACACGAGGTAAAGAAAAGTCTTGGACGCAGGGTGAGCTACAACGGCTCTGACTGCTACGAGCTGACAGGGTGTATTATCCGCAAGAACAGTAAGACAGGTCAGTTCTTCTATCAGGCAGAGATCGCTGACAAGACTTGTGGCAACACGTTGGTGTATTGTAGGCTGGAAGAGTTGAGGTGTGAGAATGAAACACACTGACCACACCCTCTGTTGGCACTGTCGCCACGCAGTACCGACAAAGGACAAGATAACAGGAGAATACCTCACAGGCTGTGCATGGTCCATAGACCGCAGACCTGTCGAGGGTTGGAAGACACGTCAGCACAGGATGTACGAGGCACAAAAGGGCGGTACGTTGCATTCATACACTGTGACGGAATGCCCGAGATTTGAGGAGGGATAAAAGTGAAAAGCTATGAGGAGCGTACCAAAGACAATGAACAGAAGATAGCAGCTTTCCAAACTAAGCAGAAAATGCCGTATGAGTTCAAAGTCAAATACGCTGAGGTCAGAGTAAGGGAGTTCATTCGTGAGTGTGACAAAAGAAATCTGAACACGCACATATCGGTAGGCGGACTTGACAGCATAACGCTTTTGAAATTTATACATGATTACTGTGGTTTCAGTTATGTTCCAGGTGTATCGGTATCTAGTCTTGAAGACAAATCTATTCAGCAGATACACGAGCAACTTGGTGTGATAAAGTTAAGCCCATACAAGTCAAAAATAGATATCATACGGGAATATGGTTTTCCTGTACTATCAAAAGAAACAGCCGCAAAAATAGAACTGCTTGCACACCCTACGGACAAGAACAAGACAGTTCGTCACGCTATCATAACGGGTGAAACGGGAGAGTATGGCGGTTTTCGCAAGCACACAAGAATGCAGCTTTCTCAGCGCTGGCTTGAACTGTTTGGCGGTTACGAAAATGAAAACGAAGGCGTTGACTACAAGATACCGCCGTTTAAGGTATCATCACAATGCTGCTTCTGGATGAAAGAAAAGCCGTGTGATGATTGGGCAAAGCAACACAAGAGTGTGCCGTTCTTAGGACTTATGGCAAGTGAGGGTGGCAGACGTGAAAAATCGCTAATGCTTAACGGCTGCAATTACTTTGGCAAAAGCACGATACGTTCAGCGCCATTTGCCATATTTACAAGGCAGGACTTGCTACAACTTGCACTTGACCTGAATGTGCCTGTGCCTACAATCTATGGCGAGATAAAACGTGACTTTGACGGAAAGCTTTGCACAACAAAGGCTCAGCGTACAGGCTGCTCAATGTGCGGTTTCGGCATACATATGGAACAGCGCCCTCACCGATTTGACAGGCTTCGTGAAAGAAATGAAAAAGAGTGGGATTTCTGGATGAACAAGTGTTGTGAAGATGCTGACGGCACAAAGTACGGCTGGGGAAGAGTTCTTGACTATATCGGCGTTGAATGGCGTGACAGAGTATTTGATATGAAAAATAACCAGCTTAGTTTGTTGGATATCGAGGAGGGATAGCCTATGGAAAGAAACGACCCAATGACCATGTCACGCCTGAAAGCCTACCGCAGGAACGCCTCAGCCATTGAGGACATCAAGGCAGAGCTTTCTGGCAAGTACGTTGCCGACAGTATCAGCGTATGCACTCCGCCGTCCTTCACGCCACACAGCACACGCATAGACGGCTTTCTGCCAAGTGGCGATACACTTTCACTGCTGTGCGAACAGGCACGGCTAGAGCGTGAGCAGAGGGCTGTGGAGGAGTTTATCAAGGGGATAGAGGATAGACAGATGAGAAAGATATTTGTACTCAGGTTTGTAAAAGGCTTTACTTGGATACAGATAGGACACAAGGTCGGAGGTACAGCGGACGGCTGTAGAATGGCAGTCAAAAGATTTTTGCAAAATGCTTAAACTTGTTCGCTCTGTTCGTTTTACCTATGTTATAATTTAAACTGAGGAAAGTGTAGATGTACCTCAGACTTGTACTTTCATTGAAGTCACCTCCAATTTTCTAAGCCCCGTAAGGGGCTTATGCAGGTCGAGAGCGAGCCACCGCTCAGACCTGCTCCACCATTTTACAAAACTCCTTATAATATTTTTCACAAGGGCGGCTGCATTTTGCGGTCGCTTTTGCGTTGCGTCGTAAAAAGTTCATAAATGTCGAATTTTTGATATACTGCATAAAAAATACAAATGCTATTTATGCAGTATATAGAAATTCGGTGCATTTCGTTGATTTTCGCTCTGATTAGTGATATTATTTAAGAAATATTATTATGAGGAGTGATTGTACTTGGTAGTCAAATTTAATGGTAATAAACCGTTTAAAATGGAGGAACATCAAAGCAATAAACTTACTACAAAATGTTTTTTATGTGGACAACAGGCAAAAAGCCGAATATTTTATGATGGATTTGAGAATGGAAATTGCATATGTTGTAATTGCGAAGATCAGCTAAAAGGAATGTTTAAAGATTATTTATTAGCAGAATCAAACTTCAACAAAACAGCACTTGAAGAATTAGTGGAAGGATTACGCAATGAAACTATAACGCAGTTAGATAGTCAAATTCATAAAGAAGGCTATAAATATGCCCAAGAGGTTAGCATTGTAGATGATTTTGATGATACATTAACCCTTCAAGAAGTTCAACAGAATAATATATTTTATTCGATAAAATATCAATTTTGTTATGACAAAATGATAAATTATATGAAGAATAAATATAATGAAGACCCTTATATAGTCAGATTTTTTGAAACTACGGATTACTATGACCCTGAGGGTTTGTATAGAAGAGATACAAATGCTATATGTGGCATTGCAAAAATATATAATAACGGAACCACGGTTATTTTTGGCGATTTAAAAGTTGTTTTGGATAGATCGAAATATAACCAATAAAATTAATAATATTGAGTGTTCAAAGCCCCACTAAATCGGGGCTTTTTTCATACCATAAAGAAAGGACGGTGCCCCTATGACAGCACGGCAAAAGAAATTTGCAGAATACTATGCTCAGAGCGGCAACACCGTTCAGAGTGCTATAAAGGCAGGATACAGCGAGAAGTATGCGAAAGCTGACGCTTGCAAAATCCTAGATAATCCTAGTGTTGCGGAGTATATCCGTGAATTGTCCGAGAAAGCTCAGGACGAGCGTATAATGACCGCAAAGGAGAGGCAGGCACTCTTGTCTGATATCGCTAAGGACGGCAAGAATGACCCTGCTGACCGTATCAGAGCCGTCGATACCCTCAATAAAATGACAGGAGAGTATGTTGCTAAGATACAGGCGGAGGTCAAGACCTCTGAAAAGCTTTCAGACGTTTTCGCTCAGATAGGCGGTGAGGGGCTTGACGAGTAAGTTTCCCCTGTCACAGAAGTATATGGACTTCATCAACAGCGTTCGGGGTGTGTCTGCGGACTTCCTTGAGGGGACTACCGCAAGCGGCAAAACAACTGTGGGCGCAGGCATAAAGTTCATGCGTATGGTGTCGGCAAGCAGGAAAAAGCTTCACGTCATTGCCGCTAAGACTACGGGAAAGGCTGAGGAAACTATCATTCAGCAGGATAACGGCATTCTTGACCTGCACACCAATGCTCGGTACTTCGGCAACGGTGATAAGGACTACAAACTGCCGCATATCAAGTTTGAGGGCAAGATAATCTATGTTCTGGGATATGATAACAAGGATAAGTGGGAAATGGTGCTGGGCGCTCAGTTCGGCTGCGTTTATATCGACGAGATAAACACCGCTGATATCGAGTTTGTCCGTGAGATGTCAACCCGTAACGATTACCTTATGGCGACCCTTAACCCTGACGACCCCTCGCTACCTGTGTACAAAGAGTTTGTCAACCGCTCACGTCCGTATCAGAAATACGCCTGTGACGTGCCTGCGGAGATAATGAAAGAGCTTACAGAAGAACCTGTACCCAATTGGCGGTATTGGTTCTTTACTTTTCGTGATAATCTTTCACTTACTGATGAGGATATCAAACGGAAAATGGCTGCCGCTCCGAAAGGCACAAAGCTGTATAAGAACAAGATACTCGGTCTGAGAGGACGTGCAACAGGGCTTGTGTTTGACCTGCAAAAGCGAAATATCTTGACAGCAGAGCAGGCGAAAGCTTTCAATTATGTGTACTTCTCAGCCGGACTTGACACCGCTTACTCGCAATCCTCACCTGATACCATAGCATTCACCTTTGTGGGCATAACGGCTGACAGAAAATGCGTTACTCTTGACGAGGAAGTGTATAACAATCGTGACAGACAAGTGCCTCTCACACCCTCTGACATACCAAAGATATTTACAGTATTCTTGGAGAAAAACCGCAGGACGTGGGGCTTTGCACGAGATGTGTATATCGACAGCGCAGATCAGGCGACCATACTTGAATGTCAGAAGTTTGGACGGCTCACAGGCAGTATATATAATTTTATCCCGGCATTCAAGAAAACGAAAATAATCGACCGAATACACTTGCAGTCAGCTTGGCTGGCGGCAGGTGATTTTTATGTCCTTGAGCATTGCAAGGAGTACGCAGGCGAGCTTAACATATACAGTTGGAAAGAGGATAAGGCTGAGCCGGAGGACGGCAACGATCACCTTATCAATTCCTGCCAGTATGCTTGGCTGCCGTATCGTGACAAGATAGGAAGTGTGAAGATTGACTAAATTCAGCATAGGAAGCAAGGTGAAAAATATGATAAGAAACTGGCTTGATATCCAGCCTGCACCCGAATACAGCATAACTATAACAGAGAAAACAGGTTTTATGACAGATGTGATAAGGTCACAGCTTTGGTATCGTGGTGACGCCGCAGAGCTTTCACAGTTCTTTCGTCAGCTTAACTTAGGCACAAATTCATTCTGGAGCAGCGTCCCTGAGAATGAAAAGATACGCAAGATACACAGTGGTCTGCCTGCAATAATCGCCGATACGCTTTCATACATTGTCTATTCTGATATGGACGATATCAAGGTCACAGGGGACAAAGCAAAGGCTGACTTTGATAATATTTCCGAGCATATAGACTTCACAGAGCTGACAGGCAAGGCGATAGTTACCGCACTTGTTGACGGCGACGGAGCTTTCAAAATATCGGTGGATACTGAGCTTTCTGATACGCCAATAGTCGAGTTTATCGGCGCTGACAAAGTGGAGTATAACTTTGTACGAGGTCTGCTGAACGAGGTCGTTTTTCATTCTGTACATTATGCAGGCACAAAGAAATTTCACCTTGAAGAGCATTACGGCAAGGGATACATAGAAAGCCGTCTGTATGACGATAACGGTCACGAGGTCGGCTTGGACAACGTGCCTTGCCTTGCACAGATACCGCCCCGAACTGAGTTTGAGGGCGAGTATATAATGGCTGTGCCGCTGAAATTCTTTTCATCACGAAAATATCCGAACAGGGGCAAGAGCATTTTTGACGGTGGTAAGTCTGATTGCTTTGACGCTTTGGACGAGGTGATCTCACAATGGTGGGACGCTATCAGAGCCGGCAGGGTAAAGCAGTATATCCCCGAAAGCATGATACCTAGAGATCCTGCAAGCGGTAAGCTTAAAGCGCCTAACCAGTTCGGCAACAGTTACATAAGCATTGCCCCACCGCTTTCGGCAGAGGGTGCAGCGCCTAAGATAGAAGTAGTTCAGCCTGATATCAAGTATGAAGCGTTTGTGGCAAGCTATACGAATTGCCTGCTTATGTGTCTGCAAGGGCTTGTATCTCCTGCCACGCTTGGCATAGATGTGGGCAAGATGTCAAGTGCGGACGCTCAACGAGAGAAGAAAGACGTCACAGGCAACACCCGAAACACTATCACAACGGCTCTTGAAAAGGCTCTGCCGCAGCTTGTTTCTGCAGTGCTTATGACCTATGACAATATGCAGGGCAAAGCCCCTGAGACTTATGAGGTGACAGTTGACTTCGGCGAGTACGGTGCGCCTGACTTTGACAGCAGAGTTGAGACTGTGGGCAAGGCAAGCACATATGGTATTATGTCAGTTGAAACGCAGGTGGAGGAGCTGTGGGGCAGTTCTAAAGAGGACGATTGGAAAGCCGCAGAGGTCAAGCGGATAATGCAGGAAAAGGGGCTTACAGAGGGTGAGCCTACTGCGGTAGGTGATGAGTACGGTCCTCGCCCGGACGGGGCATTATAGTTTCCGTACATTTGAATTTGTTTAACCCCTGTTGCTATCAACTACTTGGAGGTGGTCAGTATTCTCAGCTTCAAAGACATCGCAAAGATATTTGAGGAGATAGAGCTAAGGCTCATATCTTCGTTGAAACGCAATCTCAAAAGGCACAAGGCGGAGGAACAGCGTTACGGCTTTGAATGGTCTGCTTGGCAGGCTGAGAAACTGAAAAATATGGAGAACTTCCGCCGTGAAAACCTTGACATCATGAACGAGTATGTTGACGTTATCAACGATCAGACAAGACAGCTTATGACGGAGCAGTTCCAAGAGGGTCAGCAGCAGGCACAACGGAGTGCCCAGGAGCTTTCTGACGAGCCTATAACGCCTATCCCAGACAAGCATTTCTTTGGCGTGAACGAAAAGAAAATGGCAAAGCTTATGGAAGACGTCACCACCCTTGAAAAGACCGCTGAAACAGCCGCTCTGCGAATGACAGACGACATTTACAGGCAGACTTTGAACAGAGTACAGCTTGCAATGGGAACAGGCTCTATGACGCTTAACGAGGCTATCGACCTTGCCACAAAGGACTTTCTTGACAAGGGTATAAACTGTATCGTATACGCTGACGGCAAGCGAGTGAACATTGCCGACTATGTGCGAATGGCTCTTAGGACAACTTCCACAAGAGCAGCGTTGCAGGGTGCGGCGAAACGCTTTGCAGAGCTTGGCTATGATACTGTGCTTGTGTCACAATACGGAGGCTGTTCAAAGACCTGCGAGCCTTGGCAGGGGCAGGTGTACATTGATGATGTGTTCACAGTATGGGAGGGTGAAAAGGACGAGTTTCAGGGCAAATCAAATTACTGCGGTGAGTGGTTTTGGCTGCTGTCATACGCCGTAAAGAACGGGCTTTTCCACCCCAACTGCCGTCACACAATGACACAGTACATACACGGCAGAACGCAGATACCTGAGCCGATACCGGCGGAGAAGATAAAAGAGCAGCGAGAGCTTGAGCAGAAACAGCGTGCAATGGAGCGGAAAGTCCGCAAGCTAAAACGCTTTGCGGCAGGCACTCTCGACCCCGACACAGCAAAAGCCTACCGCAAGAAAGTAAGGCAGGCACAGCAGGAATTGAAAGCCTTTATAAACGCTAACAGCGAAGTTCTGCGGAGGGATTATTCTAGGGAGAAAGTGTATGGCGGCTTGACAGAAAAGGAAAAAGATGATAAAATTGAATTAACAACATCTAACGGAATTGGTGTAACGAAATTTTCAAAACATATGGAAGAGCGAGCTTCCGAAAGAAAGGTTTCTGTAAATGATATAAAAGATGCACTTATAAACCCGCTGTATATTGATGAAATTAAAATTGATAGTTTGGGCAGACCAAGCCAACGATTTATTGGTGAGAAAGCAACTGTTAATGTAAATCCCCAAACTGGAACTATCGCAACTATATGGAAAACAGGCAAGAACAAAATCAACAAGTACAAAAGGAAGTGATTATAATGTCAGAAAAACAAAAAGAGTTTCTTGTTTCTATTGGTATTGACCCAAATGATGAACTTGATGTCATAGAAGATAAAGTTGGTGATTACCTGACTTTGAACTGTTTGGATGAAAATTATAATCCAAATGAAGAAGGCTTGATGTGCGAAAGTATTTTGGATTATATCGGTCAGTTATAAATCTAACCGCTCCGCTACGGCGAGGCGGTATTTTTATACCCAAAATCAGAAAGGACGGATAAATATGAATTTCGGACAGGCGATCGAAGAAGCAAAGAGAGGTAAGAAAATAGCAAGAAAAGGTTGGAATGGCAAAGGACAGTATGTTGAGCTTGCCACTAATGTTAGTTATAAATCACCTAATGGTACTGTGACAAATGTAGACCATAAGGATATGGGCAATAAAGCATTAGCGTTTGTGGGAACTTCTGGCGTACAACTTGGCTGGCTTGCAAGTCAAGTAGATATGTTGTCGGAAGATTGGCAGACAATAGACTAATCAAACATCGGAACTAAGCACCTTAACGGGTGCTTTTTTCATACACAAAATTAAGAAAGCGAGGTCAGAAAATGGACGAGAAAAAGAAACTCCCTGATGAGGAGGAGAAGAAAACTCCCGATACTCACGAGGAGAAAAAGGACGAGCCAAAGGCTGAGGAAAAGCCTGCGGACAAGGCAGATGAGAACTCTGCCGACAATGAACAGCCTGCGGTGGACGATAGTCAGGCTGACGAGAACGGTGAGGGTGCTGATAAGCCTGCGGAAGATAAGCAGGAACAGCCAAGCGAGGATAAGTCCGACAAGCAGGACAGTGCAGAGAACGCACCTGACGAAAAAGATCAGGAGATACTCAGACTCAAAACTCAGATAGCCGCTATGCAGCTTGGCATCAAGCCCGACTGTATCGAGGACGCCGTTGCGGTGGCTGAAAGCTATGTGAGAAACGGCAGTCAGCAGGATATCAACGCCGCCCTTTCTGCGGTTGTGAAGAAGTATCCGGATATGAAAGGCGAGGGTGGCAAAAAGTCCGACGGCAAAAAGCAGGGCGGTTTCAAGGTCGGTGCAGGATCTTCGGATACTGATGAAAAGAAGCCACAGAGCAAACCAACAGCGCAGAAACGCTGGAACAAATTCAAGTAAAAAACAGGAGGAATGAATCATGCCAAATCTTAATTATGCAGAAGTATGGAACCCCGAACTCTTGGAGATAAGGATCCAGGAAACACTGTCAAGCCCGTTCATCACACAGAACGTTAGGTGGCTTGACGCAAAGACTTTCCACTTCACACAGATGTCAACATCAGGCTACAAGAGCCACAACAGAAACGGCGGCTGGAACACAGGTAAGTATGTTCAGACGGACGTGCCTTTCACTCTTACACACGACCGTGATGTTGAGTTTCTTGTGGATAAGGCTGACGTTGACGAAACGAACTCATCAGCGTCTATCAAGAATATCTCAGAGGTATTCGAGAAAACACAGTCTGCTCCCGAAACGGACGCTCTGTTCTTCTCAAAGACAGCTCAGAGAGCGGCAGAACTTGAGGGCTATCACTCATCAACAGCCGCTTCATCATACACAAAGGGTAACGTGTTCGACAAGCTCAAAGGCTTTCTTTCAGCAGGCAAGCTGAGAAGATACAAGTCTAACGGCTCGCTCATTATGTATGTGACTTCCACAATTATGGACCTGCTGGAGCAGTCTGACAAGTTCACACGAAAGATAGAAATGACTCAGATCGCAGAGGGAGGACTTGGTCTTAGAACAAGAGTGACCGACATTGACGGTGTGCCTATCATGGAGGTCATTGATAATGAGCGTTTCTATGACCGCTTCAACTTTGACCCTGAGGACGGCGGCTTTGAGCCTTGCGCTGCAAGCTATGTAAAGACCGCTGATACCGATATCGTGAGCGGCAAGGAGTATTACACCGAATCAAGCGGTTCTTACACTAAGGTATCAGGCACACCGAGCAAGTCTGCACTTGATACATACTATGAAAAGGTCGCAGGCTCACACAAGATAAACGTGCTTATCGCAACACCTGAGACCACAAAGATAGTACCTAAGATCAACAGCATTTACAGCTTTGCTCCGGGCGGACACACAGAGGGTGACGGCTGGCTCTATCAGAACAGAGCGTTCTCAGATGTTTTCACTTTCCCGAACGGCAAGGACGGAAAGATAGACAGCATTTACGCTGACGTTGACACAGCAGAGTACAGTGAGTAAGGGGTGAGGGATATGTACCTCACCTCTACTGAGTTTTGCAACATCTGTCCTGAGTGTGATATCTCCGAAGAACAGTTCTCGGCTATTCGGCAAAGAGCTGAAAGCGATATCGACACGCTGACTTTCAACCGCATAACAGCAGAGGGCATTGACAGCTTTACAGACTTTCAGAGAGAGCGTATAAAGCGTTCCACAGCATTGCAGATGAAATTCATCTATGACAATTCGGAGCTGTTAGAAAGCTCTCTGAGCGCTTACAGCATAAGCGGAGTTTCAATGTCATTCGATAAGTCAAAGGTGGTATCTCTTGACGGCGTTATCACAACACGTCAGGTCTACAATGTGCTTATGCAGACAGGACTATGTTATAGGGGGCTGATGTAATGAAGTTTCCTCAGCTTGTACCTGAAAGGGTATGCAAAACGCCCTGCAAGGTCTATCGAACGGACGGACTTAATCGTGACGGCTCAAAGAAGCAGACGGTCATATTTGAGGGCAAATGCTTTCACTCTGAGAAGTCAAGGCAGAAATTATCCGCAGAGAAACAGCTTATAACCTTGTCAGGCGAGGCTCTTTTCTGCGGAGATATCGCCCCTGATAACGCTGTTATAGAGGGCTATGCGGTCATAGGCGGCAGGACGTACAAGATATATGGCTCTGAGAAAGCCAAAGACCCTGACGGCAGGGTGAATTACACAAGATTGGAGCTGATATAATGGGCATTGAAATAAAGCTTGATGTGCAGGCGATAAAGGCTATCGAGGACGCCGCTGTGAAGTCCGCTGAGGTGGCTATGGAGCAGGTGAGGACAGACCTTGTAAGTGCTCAGACAATGCCGTTCGATACAGGCGATATGCAGGATAACCAGACCTTTGTCCACGCTGACGAAAGCGGTGCAAGTCTTGTAACAGGCTCTCCGCAGGCAAGACGTTTGTACTATCACCCTGAGTATCATTTTCAGAAAGGGAATAACCCCAACGCAGGTGCGGCTTGGCTTGAGCCATATATCACAGGCAGTAAAAAGGACCTTGCCAAAAATGAGTTTGTGGCAGAGTTCAAAAAGAGGACAGGCGTATGAATTTACTTAACATAGCGGATATGCTGAGCGATACCCTTGACTTGCAGGACGTGTATGCAGGCGCTATTGACGGCAACCTTGATAAGTGCATAGGCGTGTACAACGCAAAGACCTCAAAGCCGCAGCGTATCTGCATAGGCGGAAAAGCCTGCACCAAAACACTTGAAAAACATATATCGGTGCTTATCCACTGGACTGATAACCCCACGCAGGCAGAGATAAAGGCTCAAAGCGTTCTTGATATCCTATCCGATATCCGTCAGTATAAGGGTGACGGCTTTACGGTAAAGTATCTCGAATGCAAAGAGTCTGTTTCTGTTGGCAGGGACGAGCGAGGCGTGTGTGAATATGTTATCGAGGCAACAGTATATTACGAAAGGAATGAATGAGTATGGCAAACACAACAGGAGTTTATCCCGTATATGACAACCAGTTCAAGATAGACAAGACAGGCGGCGACGGTTCGACAGAGAGCAATCTTGTGACTATTGCCGATATGGAGAGCTTTTCAGTATCCATTGACGGCAATATCGAGGAGTGGAAGCCTTTTGATCAGCAGGGGTGGACAAGACGTTTGCTCACTGGTAAGTCTATCACTATCAGTATCTCAGGCAAGAGAAACGTCGGTGACGCAGGCAATGACTACATCGAGAGCCTTGCACTCAAAACAGGTGCTGCGGCGACCACAACCCTTGTGTGGAATTTTCCAAGCGGAGCAAAGCTTGTTATCAAGGGCGTTGTCAGCGTAACAGAATGGGGCGGCGGAGATTCGACAGCAGTTGCACCGCTTGCGTTCGACTTTGCCTCTGACGGCAAGCCTGAGTTTACTGAGGCAGCAGCATAAACAACAATATTTGACAAGAAAAACTATCTGTGATATAATAACTTTGGGTACTGCAAATAACGGTAGGCGGTTTAAATAATCCTCCAAAAGCCTCATGGCTAAGGAGGTGAGCGACACATGAGCGTTATGGAAGTCTTAACTTTACTTCTACTTATAACAAACATAATTGGGCTTGTGCTCAATGTCTGCAATAAAAAGAAATAACCGCCCTTCTGCCAAAGGACGGTTATAATTTAAATTGACCAACCGGAGGTAAACCGCTTATCGCAGTACCTCTCTTTATGTTCATTATATCACAGCAAAACAATAATGTCAAGCACTTCGTTCACAGCGGAGTGCTTTTCTTATACCCAAAATCAGAAAGGATAATAACTATGGCAAAGATGTATACACTCGACAGCAAGCTTCTTACAGGTACACCTGAGATAAGAGTAGGCGACAAGGTCTACCCTGTGGACGACAGGCAGAAAACTGTCAAGAAGATACTTGACATCTGCGACAAGAACGCTGAAAAGAAAGACCTTGATATGATAGACGAGGTTTTCAAGCTTGCGTTCGCACCAAAGGACTACAAGGAGATAGAGGCAATGAATATGCCTTGGGCGGCATATCAGCAGCTTTTCACTCTTGTTATCTCAGCGGTAACAGGCGAGGACGCAGAAAAGACAGAGGCTCGATTTCCGCAGGAAAACGCAGAGTAAGTTTGAAGAAAGCTGGTACGATCTTGACTATGACCGAGAGCTTATCATACAATCCATTGCAAAGCAGTACAATATCCTGCCCTCAGAGCAGGAAAATCTGCATTACAGCGATTGGTACAGGCTCGTTGCAGGGATTATGCACGATACGCCGCTGGGTCAGATCGTTCGTATCAGGAGCGAAGACAACAAGGATATCATAAAGAATTTCGATAGGTATGAAAAGCAGATACGCTCAGAGTGGACGGCGTTCAGAAGTCAGAAAGCAAAGGAAACGTTCACGGAGCAGGACAAGCTTGAAACTGCGAGATACTTTGAAAGGCTGTTCAAGGGAATGTTCGGAAAGGCAGGTGATAAGTAATGGCAGACGGAGCAAGCGTTGGTGTTATATCTCTTGACCTTGTGATAAAAAACAAGGTGCAGGAGCAGCTTGACAAGATATCTGCAAGCATACAGAACGGCTTTTCAAAGCCAGTAGAACAGGCAGAGAAAGCTGTTGAGAACGCTATGGATAAGACTAATAAAGCCATAGACGAGGGCTTTGGCAGTGCGTCGGAGATCGCTCAGAAGAGTATGCAGGAGGCTGTTGAAAAGGCAATGGCTGAGTATGATAAGCTGGGCAAAAAGGCGCAGGAAGCGGCAGGGCAAACAGATAATATCAAGCCTAAAACTGTTCAGGTGAACTATGACCCCGAGTATGACACTACAAAGGTCGAAGCTGAGGTCAATGAACTAACGGATAAGATAGTTCAGAAAATGCAGGACAAGACTAAATCAAGTTCTGCGAAGATAAGTCAGACAGCGGCGGAAACGGCAAACAAGTCAGCCGAAAGCGTTTCAGAGCAGACAACAAAAATGGACGATATTATTGCAGGCTTTGCTGAAAGTGCCGTGCAGAAAATAAAGACTGTTGCAGGCAGGATAAAAAGCGGTATCGGCTCAGCTGTCAGCTTTGCAGGCAAGGCGGTGAAGTCAACTCTCGGCGGAGCTTTTAGGACAATGCGTTCGGCAGGCTCAAAGGCTGTTGACGCAGTTAAATCCAAATTCAGCAGGCTTAAAACAACTATCGACAGCACTTCAAAACCGCTGAGCAAGTTTACACATTCGCTCAAATCTGCGGCAAAAAGAGTGTTCTTAATGGCAGGCGTGCTTGTTTTGCTGAAAGGAATACGTTCCGCTGTTGCAAACGCTGTTTCAGGCAACGAAGAATTTGCCAAGTCCTTAAACGAAATAAAAGCAAACCTCACCATAGCTTTCACACCGATAATGAACACAGTTATGCCGTATCTCAATACGCTTATGACGGGCGTAGCGATGGCGACAAAAACTGTGGCGGCGTTTATCTCTGAGCTTTTCGGCACCACCTATCAGAAGTCCTTGCAGGCGACAAAGCAGGCGCAGAAGTCAGCGGAGAAGATAAAGAAAACTCAGGACACTTACCTTGCGGACTTTGACGTTGTAAGAGTTGCACCGGATCAGAGCAAGTCCGATACAGACAGTTCAGAGGGCGGCATTGATTACTCAGCCATAAACGGCGACAACGTTCAGCTTCCTGATTGGGCGAAGCGTATGAAAGACGCCATTAAGTCGGGCGATTGGGCAGGAGTAGGCTCTCTTGTGGCTGAAAAGGTCAACGGAGCTTTCGCATACATCAACTGGGACGGTATTCAGAAAAAACTCAACGGCTTTGTGGATAAACTCACGGACGGTCTGAACAGCTTTATTAACGGCGTTGATTGGACAGGTCTTGGGGACAGCTTCGGCGGCGGTATAAACACTATTTTTGGCGCAGGATACCGCTTTATGAAGAAGTTCGATTGGGCTGGCTTCGGCAAGGGTACGGCTAATTTTCTTAATGGCGGTATAAAGAAAACGAATTGGTCGCTTATCGGCAAGACCCTTGCTTCAAAATGGCAAGCTATCATCGACTATCTTTATTCGTTTGTTACCACCTTTGATTGGTCGGGCTTTGGCTCGTCCATAGGCACTTCTGTGAACGGCTGGTTTGATGAGATTGATTGGGGTAAGGCAGGAACTACTATCTCTGAGGGCGTGAAAGGTCTGCTTGATACGGCAATAAATTTCCTGCAAACTGTAAACTGGCAGGGCATAGGCGAAAAGCTGTGGACGTTCATTTCTACAATAGATTGGAGCGGTATTGCCACAAAGCTTTTCAAGGCCATAGGCTCAGCCATTGGCGGTGCGGTATCGGTGCTGTGGGGCTTTATCAAGGACGCTGTTTTCAGTATCCGTGACTACTTTACGGAGAAGATACAGGACTGTGGCGGTAATATCGTTGAGGGGCTTTTCACAGGTATCGTTGACGCTTTCAAGGGCATAGGCACTTGGCTTTATGACCATGTTCTTACACCATTTATTGAGGGTTTCAAGAACTGTTTTGGTATTCACAGCCCTAGTAAGGTCATGGCTGAAATGGGCGGATATATCATACAAGGTCTGTATAATGCCGTATCTGAGGGTATTGCAAAGATAAAGGAGATCTTCACAAAGCTTCTTAATGCTGTCAAGGGCGTTTTCAAGGGCATAGGCAAGTGGTTCAAAAAGACCTTTTCAGACGCTTTCGGAGGCGTAAAGACCATTCTCAACGGCATTATAATGTTCGTCAAGAGCATTTTCACAGGTAGCTGGAAGAAGGCTTGGCAGGGTGTAAAGAAGATCTTTAAAGGCGTGTGGGATACGCTTTACAGCGTTGTGAAAGCACCTATAAACCTAATTATCGGTGCAGTAAACAAAATGACCAGTGCTATTGAAAGTGCGGTCAACTGGATAATCGACGGCATTAACAGCCTGAGTTTTGATGTGCCTGATTGGGTGCCTGGCATAGGCGGAGAAACCTTTGGCTTTGACCTTGACACAATAAGCATACCTGAGATACCAAAGCTTGCCACAGGCGGAATTGCGACAGCACCGACCCTTGCAATGGTGGGCGATAACAGGAACGCAAAGGCAGACCCGGAGGTGATCTCACCGCTGAGCAAACTGCAAGGTATGCTTGATAACGGCAAGCTTGACGAGGTGTTAAGGGTGCTGAACGCTATACTTGATTGGCTGAAAGCTTATGACCCTGTGTTCTTCGGAACAGTTGACAGCAAGGTGCTTTTCAAGTGTATGCAGGACAGCAACAATCAGTATAAACGTAAGACGGGAGTGAGTGCATTTTGACAGGAACATTGCTAAAGATAAACGGCGTGTGGGTGACAGACCCTGACCCTGATAGCTGGAGCCCTGTAAACTGTTACGAATGGACGGCAGGTTCAGGACGAGTGAATACAACAGGTCTGTTTGTGGGTGCAAGAAAGTTCTGCAAATATAAACTGCCTTGCAAGTGGACAATGCTTCCTGTCGCAGATTCGGCCGAGATACAATCCCTTATCGAGGACGGACCCGACTTTGCAGAACTGGAGTTTTGGCACAATGGCAAGTATTATTCTATATCTGCCAACGCAAGCGACTATGTACCGCAGGGGCTTGTCAGACTTGACGGTGGTGAGTATTACAAGAGCTGTACTGTCACATTCGCAGAACGTTAGGAGGGCATATGTACACCATAGCAAGCAATGAGATAACAAGCAGGATAGAGAGTTACAAAGCCTTGTGGGGTATGTGGATAGAGGACGTTCAGAGCGGAGAACCTGTGGCATATGACGGCATTCAGAACGTTCAGACAGACATTCAATCAACCTCTCTAAGTGATGATATAGAGCTTGGAGCTGTCTGCTCTCAGAGTGTGACGGCGGAACTGGTTGACGACGGAACTAAGTATCTTGGGAATGAGTATGTTTTCAGTTTGTATATGAAAGACAGCTCGGCATTTACCACCTACTCCACCCTAGAATCCTACACCTACGCTGAGCTTTCAAAGCTGACAGTGGAGCAGATAAGCAAGCTTGGAGAGATGCTTGGCGACGAAAAAATACCAATGGGACGTTTCACCTGCGTTAAGTCGAAAAAGTCGGGCGGCAGTGTCCAGCTGACAATGGCGGACAGGCTGTACTTCTCGGGCAAGCCATATGTACCGCATATCCCTATGCCAAACTGGAATAAAGCCGTCGAAGACGACATTTGCAGACAATTAGGATTGCAGAACGGCAATGACTACACAGAGGTGCGACTACTGCGTGACAAGAACGGCAGAAGGTTGATAGATAAGAACGGCAAGGTGCTGTACTCAAAGTATTTCTATTTCAAGGTCAGCTCAGTGCCAAAGGACGTGACCATGCGGCAAATGCTGTCTTACCTTGCCTCAGCTCAGGGGCAGTTCGGGTATGTTGACCGCTTCGGGCGGTACGTCCGAAAATGGTACGGCTCGAGCGTGAAAACGCTTGATAACAACACAATAGGCCTGCCAACACTGTCTGAAAGGCAGAACGCTATCGTGGGCATTATCTGCAAAGTCGGTGATGATGTAACGTTGTCGCTAGGCGTGACAGATACAACACAGGGACGTGTGTTGGAATTTGAAAACCCATACATGACAGAGTCACTGCTACAATCGCTGTGGCGCAGGATAGGTGGATTTTCGTGGTACACCACTGAGCTATACCACAGACTTGGTGACCCACGTTTTGATATCGGGGACGTGGTGACCTACACCAGCGGCGCAGACAGCTATGACATACCAATAACGAATTTAGGATTTACCTTTGACGGCGGACTGAGTGCTGATATTTCGGCAGTGGGTCTGAGCGTTGAAGAACAGCTTTAAAAAGGGGGCGAGATAATGGCTGATGAAAATTTGACATTGGCGCAGGACATCACAGAAAATGACTATCCTATGCAACACGCAGGTGAGGAAATCGATGAAATACTGAGCCGAGCCGGCAAGATACACTATGGCACTGTGGAATACAAGATGACGAAAGCGAATCCACTGATGCAGATACCGCTTGGACTGACCTTTGCACCTAAACAGGTAATAGCAACGCTACGGCAGACAGACACACCAACACCATATCAGAACTACTGCACCCACGTTTATGGGTCAGGAACGTCATACTATCTGAGTGTCTGCATGGGAGCTAATAACGGGCCAACATTGGAAACCGTTCCAACAGGAACATACTATGTTGATTATATTGCAATAGAGTAAAGAGGGGTGATTAAATGACGATAACACTAAACACAGACTACGACGTAACACTGAACACAGCCCTACTGGGCTACGTCGGTGAAACAAATGCTAGACCCGTGTCTGTCGAGGGCATGGAGATAGACGGCGCAGACCGCTATGTAATGACGATAGACTACGGCGACGGCGTGACATATGAGGTCGATATCACAGGTGGCACATGGACACCTACGGCTGATATACTGCGGTCAGCGCAGACAGTCAGCTGTCAGATAGCGGCTAAAAAACTGTCAGGGCAGGAATATATCCTGGTGAAGAAATCACGCATTTTCCGCCTGAGAATAGGTGCGGCAATCGGTGATACGGCTATCCCGTCACCTGACGTGGCTATGGACGCACTAGACCGCATAGACGCCATAGGTAAACAGGCGCACGCAGATATGCAGACAGCCGTCACCGCCGCAGAAACGGCAACTACAGTGGCAGAGAATGCAAAGAAATCTGCCACAGCCGCAGAGAAATCAGCAGATACCGCAGAACAGGCAGCAAGCCGTGCAGAAACCGCAAAGACAGCGGCTGAAACGTCCGCAACACAGGCAGACACCGCCATGCAGGGTGCAGAAACCGCACGTCAGCAGGCGGTCACAGCGCAGAACGCCGCTAAGATATCCGCAGCGCAGGCGTCAGTGTCGGCACAGCA